TTTTAAAATCATTTGATAATTCAGATGGCGGATTTTCTGCCAGGAAATTAACTGCATTTGGCTTAATGGTTTTAATTACTTATACTCATTATAAGTATGTTGATTTAAGCAACGCAATAGAAGCTATTCTAATAGACTTAGCAGGAGTTTTAATTGCTTTAGGTATTATAACTATGGAGCAGGTTATTAAGTTTAAGAATGGGGATAAAGCTGAATGATTTTGAATTGTAAATTATTATAGCTTAGATTTGTGTTTTAAAATCAAACAATTATGAAAGAGAATAAAGATTTTATCAAGAAACTAAACGAACCGATTACGCAAAAGAAACTAAACTTTGAAGATTGGTTTACGATATTCTTATTAGTTGCAATCATGTTGGGTATAGTTGGTTTATTATTTTTAAATTGGATTTAAGGTATGGAACTAAAATTAATTCGTGAAACTTTCACAGAGAAGTCAACAATCGGAAGTCTTTATGTTAATGGCATCTTCTTCTGCTATACATTAGAAGATAAAGACAGAAGATTAGAATCGGGCGGGGTTAAAGAATACGCTAAAACAGCAATACCACGAGGTAAGTATAAAGTTGTTTTATCATTCTCAAATCGGTTTAAAAAGTATCTTCCTGAATTGGTTAACGTGCCACAATTTGCAGGCATTAGAATTCATGCAGGAAACACAGCCGACCATTCAGAGGGCTGTATTTTAGTAGGTGCAACTAAAGGGACTGAGTTCATAGGAAATTCAAGAGTTACATTCGAGAAGCTTATGAACGTGATTAAACGAGTTGAAAGAGTTGAAAAGATTAATATTACAATCGAATGATAGCCGCTATTATATTATTAGCTTATGTTATTCTTAATGTAGAATACTGGAAGTATAATGCAGAGCATTAAAGACTATCAGCCAACTCCCGAAAGAATCAAATCTCATCAAGACCACGAGGAAAAGAGAAAACTATTCTGCAAAGAATTAGAATTAAAGTATCGTGATAATTGGAAAGAATTAAGATCAAACAAATCAACTAAAAAGAAATGATTAAATACTTCATTGGTGGAGTTATTATTGGAGTGCTAATCGGTATCACATCGGTTGGCACTTTTCACAATTATAAGCCTACTATAATTCACGATACAATACAGCCGAGAATTGATTCTATAATTAGAATTGAAAACAGCTATTACAAAACAATTAATCAAACTAAAATAATCTATGAAGCACGTCAAGATTCTATTATTAATATTCCCGATTCTTTTCAGTTCGATTTGTTTCGGTCAAACTGCCAAAGATACTCTTTCCTGCTCAGTAACGATTCAGCAAGTCAAGATTAGCAACTTAGCTTTTAACGAATTGGATAAGATGATTGAGATCAATAGGCAACAAGATTCTTTATTATGGACTAAGCAAAGCCGCATTGAATTACTTAAATACCAGGTTGATCTTAGGACAAAACAAGTAGAGGATTGCAATTCGAAGCTGATCAAAGCAGAATCTGACCTACAAAACGCTCAAAATAGGGCAAAACTTTTCACAATTACAGCGTTTTTGCTCGGTTCAATTACTACAATTTTACTTTTATATTAATTTTATTCTGCTAATTTTCAGCACTTTACAACTATTCAAATAAAATAAACGAAACGAATATTGTAATTGTGGAAATCGTTATTATCTTTGTTCTACCAAACAGCAAAGAAATGACAAACATTAACAACATCACTAAAAGCGAAATCATCGAATTAGCTAAAACAGATTTAGAAGTAAACAACATTTTAGGCGGCTTAGAATCAATTGCAGAAAGAAGCATTGAAGATTTAAGAGCAATTTTAAAAATGTTTGTAATGTTAAATTCACAAGTTAGTGCTTGCTTTGATAAAAACGGATTCTAAACTAAATCAAATCGGGGGAGCAATCCCCCATTAAAACCAAATAAAAGTATGACACCAACTACATTTAATTATAAAGGCTATTCATTTTCAATTATCGGGAATGTTCCAAGCGGCAAATCATGTGTAAAGATGTTTGAACACATTAATTCTTTAAACACAGATAAAGCCACTTTTAAAATGGAAGTAGAGGAATATAATTCAGTATCAGTATCGGAAATTACATTTAGTAAAATAACCAAATAACATGAAAAGCCAAACAATTAAGCAGTACGCCAACATGATAGAGTATTGCGAAACCACACTTAGAGAACATTGGGGAATGGGTGCAGACCCGATTAAACTTATCGGATTAGCGGAGGAAATCGGAATGCAAGACTTAGCGGACGAATTCAGACAGCAATTGAAAGATGAGAAAGAAGTTGAGCAAACTAAAACCGACTACCTTACACCAACAGAACTTAAATCTTTTGGAGGGAGATGATTAGTGAAATTGATTCTGTTATATCTTTATTAGACCAAGATATAGATTTGTTATTAATTTCACTATTAGAGCAAAAGAAAAGTACAAAAACCTTAATTGCCAATTTTGAAATTAATGCATACACAAAAAAAAGAGTTATTGATGACCTCGAAAATACAATTCACGAAACTTGCATGGAAGAATTGGAAAAGTCAGAGTATTACTCAAAAATTGTAAAAATATCTTCTTACAATTGCGATACATGCAAACATGCAAAAAATAAAACTATAAGTTTAAAATATAGCGGGAATATTCAATACAAGACAAATAATGAAAATAGAATAGGTTGCAAACAATGTATTAGTAGACGTTGCTTGTTATCAGAATATGCTGAGTCTATAAGAATACAAAAGTATGAACAAATGAAAAAAGTAATTACAGAAGAACTTATAGAAACTAAATGTCTTATATCAATTATTAATAAAAAAATCAAACAATTAAAACAAACAAAATGAAACCAGTAAACACTAAATCACTTTTTTCAGTACTATGTAGTCAGATTGAAAAATTAGACAAAGGAGAAATTGACGCAACACAAGCGACAGCAGTATCAAAATTAGTTGCACAAGCGAGTAACCTTTTAAATTATGAACTAAAAAGGGCGGCATTAATGACTAACTCAGACTTTCAAAAAGTTCACAGAAACTTAGAGATTAAAAGTTTTGATGTAATCCCTGAGCAAATAGATGGTCATGTAGTAATAGCATCAATAGAAGAATAATTATGACTAAATTATTAATGCAGAGATACGAACGAGTGAATAAGCTAAGAGAGTACGCAATCCAACAGCACAATATAATGAAGGTACGTCAAGCTAATTGGATTCTGAAATCAATTACTCATAGGATGAATCTATTAAGTCACTTTTCAATTAACTGATATGAGCCACTTAGACCAATACAGACAAGACTTAGCATGGGAGTTGACAATAGATAAGGCGTTAAACCATGAAGCAATTACACAGCGATTAGATACGCTTGTAGAACTTGCTAAAAATGCTGGTAAAATGGAACTGAACGCAAAGCACGATATTAAGATTGATACTTTTAATCCATTTGCTCATTAAAAACAAAATAGCCACCCATAAGGCGGCTACTTTGACCAAACAATTATTTCCTATGACAAACAATTGAGCAACAAAGATAATTGAAGATTTATTTTTTTATTCCAATGTGAAAAACTATTATTGAAAACCAAACAAAAACGATATGACAAAACAAACTTTGCCAACTCTGGCAGACCTCACGCAAGACATTGAACTTGCCTACAAGAATGACCAATTCAATCTATTACTTAACCAAGAACCACCAAAACAATGGGTTAAACAACACCCATACATCAAAGGTCACAATTACCTTCCAATTGATAAAGTCGAGTACCTATTAAGGCGTATCTTTAAAACTTACAAAGTACAGATAACAGGTCAAGGCAGTTCATTTAATGGCGTTTGGGTTACAATTCGACTATCTGTAAACAATCCTACTAATGGCGAACTTATGGAAATGGATGGAATCGGAGCGGTTCAACTTCAAACTAAACAAGGCACGTCACCTGCTGATCTTCAAAACATAAACAACGGTGCTTTGTCAATGGCTTATCCACTTGCAAAGACTTTAGCTATCAAAGATGCAGCGGACGGATTAGGAAAGATTTTCGGGGCGGATTTAAACAGAAAAGATGTACTACCTTTTACTCCTGATGAGCAGTTATTTTTAAGGTCCAACGCAGATAAACTAAAAGCAAATGATTAAAAGATTTGTATTAGATACCCGCGAAACGTGGAAAGACTTTCGAAAGGGTTTGATCACAGCAAGCCAAATAAACCGCATAGCAGCGGACGGCAAGGGCGGCAATATTTCGCAAGGGGCAGAAACTTATGTGTATGAACTTATCGAAGCAATCGAAGCTGAGGAAACACCTGATTTCTATTCTAATGCAATGGAATGGGGAAATGAACAAGAACCACAGGCGGTATTGAGATTTTGTCAAGAAATGGGATTGAATGTAAATTCTGACGATGTTATTTATACAAGTATTGGCGGGTTTATTTTCTTTACTTATAAAGATATTGCGGGCGGTACTCCTGACATAATTCTTCCAAAGTTAAAAGCAAGTGTTGAAATCAAATGCCCGGACAGCAAAACGCATTTAAAGTATAAACTAACTTTAACCGCTGAGAACTTTCAAAAGGAACTTCCTAAGTATTATGACCAGATGCAATTCAATACTTTCCTTACCAATTCTGAAAAGGCTTATTTCGTAAGTTTTGATCCGAGAGTAAAAAAAGAAAAGCATCAATATTTTTGCTTAGAGATTCCAAGAGATGAAGCAAGGATTGAACACCTACTTAACAAAATAGAACTCACAAACAATTTTAAACAAGAACTTTTAAAACAATTAAACAATGATAGTAATTAGCTTATGCGCTGAGGATTTGAAACCTCACTTAAAAAAGAACGAAAAGAACGGTAAACACTATGTTTCAGTAGTAGTCGATGAACGTAAAGAAACGGACAAATTCGGAAACACTCACACCGCTTATATCAGCCAATCAAAAGAGCAAAGGGAAGCAAAGACACCTAAGTCTTATGTAGGTAACGGCAAAGAGTTTAAGTTCAATTCAAGTTCTCCAACGCCTGAAACCACAACCTCAAAGGAATTTACTAAGGATGCACCCGTTGATGATCTTCCATTCTAACCATGTACAAAATAAAAATCATTGGTTCCAGGTGCGAGTTAATTGCCCCCGACCAAACAAAACAAAAGTTTAGCGAATTATACGAGTTAATTCGATACGCTAAAAATCACAAGATTAAGATTGAAAACAAAAACGAACTGCCGCAATTCTATGCGGAAATGTTGAAGTAACGTTTTGCGGCTACCAGAAGGGCTGGATTTAGAAAACAAAATTATCAATTTAAGAACAAAATTATGTTAGAAAACGAAAATATCAATGAACCACATAACCCCGCCTTTTTGGTAGGTGCTGTTATGCGTAGTGCTTCCGAAGTTGTATCAAGACTTGAAGAAGCAGAAAAAGAACTTGCATATCATCAAGAGTGGTATAAAAAAGCAAGAGAAAATTATGACAGAGATAGAAAGTTTTGGGGGCAGGCAGATGATGGAGAAATGCGAGTTGCTTCTGATGCTGCTTCTGAAAGTCAAAGAGAGGTTACAATACTGAAATGGGTGTTAGGTCATCCATAGCATTACGCATAACTTATTTATTACAGCCATTTTATGGCACATATCCAACAAAAACAAAATTAACCAAACAATAACATGGTACTAAACAATCAAAATTTAAACACATTTTTAAGTCACTTAGCAGTCAAGCACAATATTGACCTGCCAAAAGAAATGAGCGAATTTGTAATAGACAAAAACCCTGAAACGAACAAAGAAAAGATTCAATTTGTGTTCATGGCCGTAAGTGCAATCTCAGGTATATCAGTAGGCAATCTATTAGGTAAAGACAGGAAAGCAGAATACACCATTTGGAAACACATTGCAAGGTATATTTGCATCATGAATAAGTACGGTTCATTGAAGTTTATTGCAACTGAAATAGGTCACATGGATCATTCAACCCTAATCTCCAGCCGAAACAAAGTGAACGATTTACTTGACTCAAAAGATAAGCAGATGACTGAATGTTTTAACCAAGTCAAACACCTTTTAAAATGAAATTAACCAAGAAGAAAAAGATGTTAATTGCATCCGCTGCTATTAGAGATATTCAGATTCTTAGTCTTTCAATCCTTCAATACAAGTCTATTGCAAGCGAATTAAAACCACTTATAAGAGATGAATTTAACGAAGATGTATCGAAGGCTATCTTTAATATTTTTGCCAATTCAAATCTACTTAATTCGAAGTTAAACGAAATCTATTCAAGGGATAAACAAGCTAATCAATACTTGCAAGATGCAGATGGATTAACACACTTAGAGGAGATGTCAACTCAAGTTCTTGAAAAAATGAATGAAGTAATTGCAAATTACAAAGTTTAAACTTATTATTGAAAACCAAACAATTTAAAATATGATACAAACTTATGAGGAGTTTTTAGACTCCAAAATTAAACGCATCCAAGATTCAGGATTTGAAATCGAGGACTCAAAATTAAACTCAAACCTTTTCGACTTTCAAAGATTCATTGTCAAACGTGCATTAAAAGCGGGTAGATATGCTATTTTTGCTGATTGTGGTTTAGGTAAAACTTTAATGCAGTTAGAATTTGCTTATCAGGTTGCAGAGTTCACTAAATCAAAAGTATTAATCTTAGCACCATTAGCGGTAAAAGCACAAACAATAGCTGAAGCTAATAAATTCGGGGTTGATTTGTCAAATATCGACATCAACAACTATGAGCAACTTGAAAACATAGATTGTAGTATTTATTCAGGCGTGGTATTGGATGAAAGTTCAATCTTAAAAAACTACTCAGGTGCTTATAAACAATTAATTGTAAGTTTATTTGAAAAGACAAATTACAAATTAGCTTGCACCGCCACACCTTCACCAAATGATGAACTTGAAATAGGTAATCATGCGGAGTTTTTAAATATTATGACTTCGCAAGATATGAGGGCTATATACTTCACTACTGACAAAGAATTAATTAAGGGTGACAAATACAGACTAAAAAAACACGCTGAAAAAGAGTTTTATAAATGGATTAGTCAATGGGCTATTATGCTTTCAAAACCTCAAGATTTAGGCTTTACTGCTTATGGTTATGAGTTACCTAAACTTAACTACATTGAAAAGAAAATAATTACTGAAAGTAGGTTAAATTGGAGTTTGTTTAATTCGGTTGCAGTATCAGCTACTAATTTCAATCAAGAATTAAGGCTTACAAAAGTTGAAAGATTGAGCGAAGTAGTCGAGATTGTAAATAACTCTAAGGAAAATTTTATCATTTGGGTAAAGCAAAATGAAGAAGCTGACTATCTTAAAAACTTAATACCTGATGCAAAAGAAGTAAGAGGAAATGATGCACCTGAATTAAAGGAAAAGTTACTAATTGGGTTTGGTAAGAATGAATTCAGGGTATTAATTACTAAATCTAAAATAGCCCAATTCGGACTCAATTATCAAAACTGCCACAATCAAATATTTGCATCATTAGATTTTAGTTTTGAAAGTCTTTACCAATCAATTAGACGCTCGTATAGATTCGGGCAAAAAAACCAAGTAAACATTTATTTAATAACAACAGACACCATGCAAAACGTAGTAAATTCAATAGAAGAAAAAGAAGAAAAGTTTATCAAAATGCAAACCGAAATGAGGGAAGCTATTTTGAGTAATTTTGAATTTGATAAATTAACTAAGGAAAGAAAAGTAGTTGAAGAAAATGATTTTAAACTTATACTTGGTGATTGTGTAGAAGAAGTAAGTAAACTTGAAGATGAAAGTATAGATTATTCTTTTTTTAGTCCACCTTTTGGAGCATTATATGTTTTTTCAAATGACCCTCAAGATATGTCAAACGTAAAAAACAATGATGAATTTATGAAGCACTTTAAATTCTTAGTTATTGAGTTAAATAGAGTAATTAAATCAGGTAGATTAGTTTCTATTCACATGATGCAATCGACTACTTTATTAGGACGTGACGGGTATTATTCAATAGTAGATTTTAGAGGTGATTTAATACGTTTATTTCAAGAATGTGGATTTATATTTCATGCTGAAAACATGATAAGAAAAGACCCTAAAACCGCAGCTATAAGAACAAAAAATAGACAGTTAATGTGGGGAACTACAAAAAAAGATAGTTCAGTAGTTCGCCCTGGACTTGCTGATTACATTCTTACCTTTAGAAAAAAAGGCGAAAATAAAGAACCTATTATCAATAATGTACCTTTTGATTTATGGTGTAAAATAGCTGAACCTGTATGGATTGATATTGAAGAAGGTGACACATTAGATTATAGAGCCGCAAGGTCAAGCGATGATGAAAGACACATTACACCGACTCAATTAAAACCTATTGAATGGTGTTATCTGATTTGGAGTAATAAAGGCGATACAATTTTAAGCCCATTTTCAGGAATTGCAAGCGAAGGTTTTCAGGCTTTACAAATGGATAGGAAATACATAGGAATTGAATTAAAAGAATCTTATTTTGATTTGTCTGTTAAAAATCTAAAATCAGCAATTTCACTAAAAGGTCAAGTATCTTTAAATTTATAAACCATGAGAAACACACAAAAACAAGCTATTATTAAGCTATTAAAGAAAAAGTATGTAAGCACTTGGGATGCGTTCGAAATGATCGGATGCACCAAATTAGGCACAAGAGTAAGCGAGTTGATACAATCGGGCAAATACGAGATTTCCAAGCGTGATAAAAAGGTGACTACTCGATACGGTGCAAAGGTTGTAGTTAAGCAATACAAGATTTTAAAAGAGTATGAAGCCAAAAAAGTGTAAGTCCTGCAAGATTCCATTCACTCCGAAACATTCTACAACTGAGGTAGCTTGTTCTATGACTTGCGCAATCGAATTAAGTAAAATAATTGTCACTAAGCAACGAAATCAAACTAAGCGATTAGAGCGTGATAAGTTGAAAAGTGGGTTAATGACTAAGGGCGACTACGAAAAGGCATTACAAACTAAAATTAACTACATGGTGAGGCTAATTGATGAAGGTTGTAGGTGTATCGGATGCAATAAACCTAAAAAGCTGGAGGCAGGTCACTTCGCTGCCAGGAGTTCACACCCTTACATCAAGTTTCATTTAATGAACGAATTTGGAGAATGCAAATTTTGTAACAATTATAAGAGTTCAAAAAGTGATTACGTTGACGGCTTAATTAGAGAATTTGGTCAAGATATATTCGACTATATTACTGGTCTTAAATTGGAATGGAAAGACTTATCATGGGAGATTCACGAACTTAAAGAATGGATTAAGAAATCAAACGAATGTATCAAGTTTATTGAAGCGTTTAAATCTGACAAACAACTACCTTTGAATAATTCAGATAGGATTTTATTAAGAGTTCAAGTAAATGAGTTAATGGGAATTTATCAACCTGAATTAATGTTAAAAACTTCTGAAAAAACTAAGGTAGATAATTAGTAATATTGTATTTCAATAAGCGGTGTATGAAGTAGTGAGCATAGACCGTTTTCACAAGGTAAAACAATTTACCAAGCCCTGACTGAACTCACTACCAGTTGGGGCTTTTTATTTATTATGAGTAAAAGATTTATTGACACCAATTTATTTTCTGATGATTGGTTTAGCGAGTTATCAATTGAACAAAAACTTGCTTTCATTTATTTAATCTGCAATTGTGACCATGCAGGAATTTACAAGCTAAATAGAAAATTAGCAGAGTTTCAAACTGGACTTTCCCAATTTGAATCAATTTTGAGTACTATGTGCGAATACGTGGTAAAAATAGATTCTTATGTTTACTTCATGCCTAAGTTTTTAAAGTTCCAATACCCTGACTTTCCTAAAAGTGGTGTAAAACAGCAAGATAGCGCAGTAAAACTACTTAAAAGAAACAAGATTTCAATTGATATTTTAAAGAGTTACCTAACACTTAGTCAAGAGTTCATCAACTCTTATGATAATGATAATGATAATGATAATGAATATAAGGGGAGTGCAGAGGGGAAAATAAAAAATCCAACTATTGAGGAAATGATAAAGTATTTTGTAGAAAATGGATTTAGTGCTTTTAGTGCAGAAACTGCTTGGTATCATTACAATAATAAAAATTGGCATGATAGCCAAAATAAACCAGTATTGAATTGGAAAAATAAAGTAAAAAATAATTGGTTTAAAGTTGAAAATAGAATTGCACCGACTCCAAAACAAATAGCACGATGAACAATTATGAAGATTACGGAATTGAGATTCCACGTGGTAAGTATTCAGGTGAAGTTGTTACTATTTGCCCTGAATGTAGCCATACCCGAAAAAAGAAAAAAGATAAGTGCTTAGGTGTTAATTTGGATAAAAAAGTATGGAATTGTAACCATTGCGGATGGAAAGGAACTTTGATAATTGAAAAGAAAAAAGAGTACATCAAACCAATTTTTACCAATAGAACTAACTTAGGTTTGCTTGAAATAGATTGGTTTGCTAAACGTGGAATAAGCAACGAAACATTAAACCACTTCAAGATAACAAAGCAAATAGAGTGGATGCCACAAGTCAATAAAGAAGTAAATACAATCGGTTTTAATTACTTCCGAAATGATGAACTGATAAACACAAAATTTAGAGATGGGGCAAAAAACTTTAAATTAGTAAAAGATGCAGAATTGATTTTCTTTAATTTAAACGCTTTAAAAGAAAGTAGTGAGGTGTATGTATGCGAAGGCGAAATAGACTGCATTACGTTTCACCAAACAGGCCTAATAAACGTTATTTCAGTTCCTAATGGTGCAAACCTGAATAGCAATAACATGGTTTATCTTGAAAATTGCCTAAATGAACTGTCTGAAATTAAAAGATTTCACATTGCAACTGATAACGATACCGCAGGCCGAAAACTTAGAAATGATTTGGCTCAAAGGTTAGGGATTGAAAAATGCGATTATATTATTTTTGGTGATTGTAAAGATGCGAACGAATGTTTGCAAAAATATGGTTCAGAAAAGGTAGTTGAATTTGCTACTAAACCTTTAAACTTTCCATTAGAAGGTAGCTTTACTATTTCAGATTTTGAAGATGAAATTGATGATTTTTACCGTAATGGTTTGCCTGATGGGGCAAAATGCGGAGTTCCTGATTTAGACCAAAAAATTAGTTTTCACGAAGGTTACATAAGTACTTTTACTGGGATTCCCTCACATGGAAAGACCTCATTCTTAGACTATTTGTTAGTTAGATTACTACTTAATGAGGATTGGGGAGGTGCTTTTTACTCACCCGAAAACAAACCTACTAAGCTACATTTTAGTAAGATAGCACGAATTATTATGGGTAAGTCTTGGGATGGAGATTATAAAATGAGTTTTGATGATGTGCAATTGGTTAAAGAATACTTAGAAGAAAAGTATTGGTTTATTAAGCCTGAAAAAGATTTTACATTAGATTCTATTTTGAGTAGTGTTTTACAATTGATTTCACGAAAAGGAATTAAATTCTTTGTTATTGATGCGTGGAATAAGTTAGAGCATTTAGACGATAGTACTGGATATGTAGGGAAGCAATTAGATAAACTTGCTAACTTTTGCGAATTGCACCAAGTACATTGTTTTTTAGTGGCACATCCTACCAAAATGAAAAAGATGCCTGATGGGTTGAGATATGAAGTTCCTACCTTATACGATATTTCAGGAAGTGCCAATTTCTTTAATAAAACTGATGCAGGATTTTCAATGTATAGAGATTTTCAAAACAATACATCAACTTTGCACATTCAGAAGGTAAAGTTTAATCATTGGGGCGAAACTGGGAGCATTGATTTTAATTACGATTTGCAGTCATGTAGATATTATGTAGTAGGTTCAAACCCTGATAGGACTCCGTATATCAGGCGAAGTATTGATGGGCAAATAATGAACTTAGTAAGGTTGCCAAAAGATATAAAGCAAGTGAGTATAAATGATTACTTTGAACCTGCACCATTTTAAATCGAATTAGCAGCAGAAAATAAAAGATTAAAAGAGTTGAATGAATTTTAAAAGCCTGATTTATAGCACGTTGCAAATATTCGAATAAAATAAACGAAATAAATAAAAACTTTTATTACTTTTGAAAGACCAAACAACGAAACAATATGAAAAATAGAATAAATGAAAGAAATATTGGTAACAGCACTTTAGAGGCTTCACCAAAAAAACGTAGCCAAAAACTAACTGCCGATGAATTAGAAACTATTGCAATGATACTTTCTAAAGTTTATGATGCAATGGAAGAAGATGAAATCACAGGCACTCATACAGATGGCGGTAGAATTACATTATCACTAACTGGCGAACAAATGTTTGACTTGTTTGAAGCAAATAGAAAACTGAATGGCTAAACTTAGAGGAAGTAAGGAAGGTTTTTTAAATCATATAAAATTGTGGTTAGAAGAGGGTTTAAGTAAGCCTGAATTACTTACTGAATACACAAAGGCAGCAATAAAAAACATTGAGGATGAAATCAAAAAAAGGGATAGAAAAAAAAATAAACTACATATAAAACATGACAATACGCAAAAGAGGGGGGCAATCAAAACCCCCTGAAGAAAGAATAATTCAATTCGCTATTTATCCAAAGTCTGGCCACGTTGACAAATTAGGCCGCGACAATGCACGAGAGATAGCTGAGAAGGCAATTTTGAAGGCAATTGAAAAGATTAAGTAAATTAAAACCAAACAATAAAAACATGAATAACGAACAAAAAAGAATCCCATTCGATTGGGAAAAGTACCAATCAGGAAAATATGAAGCGGTTTGTAGGGATGGAAGAAAACCTGAGCAAATAGTTTATTATCCAGGTGCATTGAGTAGCGTTAAAATTACTGCATTAGTAGATGGTACTATTGAAACATTTAACGATGATGGTTCATGGAAATTCGTAAGAGAAGAAGAATCTGAATTTGACCTATTCCTAATCCCCAAACCAAAAAAGTTCCAAGCATGGGTAAACTTGTATAGTGATGGATTATCTTCATCTTATAGAAGTGAGTATATGGCAAAGGAATTAGTAGATGTTCATTTAGAAAATGGTAGAGAA